TCTATATTGAATATTCTGTTGTTCAATTTCCTGTATTCGCTTCTCCAAATCATCAACTGGAGGTTGTGCTACAGGAGTCTCAGCAGCAGGGGGAGGTGACTCAACAGAAGGCTGTTCAGTACCTTCTGATGTAGAAGCAGTGTCTGGCTCGGTAGATGGCGATGCATCTGCCTCAGACACACTATTACTACCATCAGGTGGTGTATCCACATCATTAAACTGATCAGTGACATCCACAGTAGTATTAACAGGACTTTCTATAGGTTGTTGTTCTGGTTGTTCTGCCTTATTTACCATTATTTACCTCTACTTTTATAATTTGCTATTACCATTATACAATAAATTTATTCATACATCTTAGAATAATAAGCCCTACCTTCTCTAGTTATAGGACTTCTATAATAATCCTCACCATGCCAAAAAATCAACGTAGTTTCAAGAATAGCCTTGCCATCATTAGCTAAAGCATCCTGTATAATCATGTTTCTCCTCATAACATTACGCCTATTAACCATAGTTTTGATGTAACGATTAGTCTCCCTGAGTCTAGACTTAGTTATACTATCTGCATTCAAATACTCATCCCACATAGACTGGAATCGTTCAGCACCTTGTTGTAACCCAGGATATAACTCCATAACATCTCTGCCAACATTCCAATAAGTAGACATTAATCTCCTTGCCTGATAATAACTCTTAACAGTGTCGGAATCATTAGCCTCTCTTCGTCTAATGAAGTTAGCATAAACCTCATCACCCTTTGCCTCAGAAGAAACCCTAAGAGCATCAACATACTCATCTAAAGCCGAGAAATACCTATTCCATTCAACATTAGTAGGATCATCACTAGGTGGCTCGATAGCATAATAACCAGCTAGAGCAACATCAGCAGCATCTCGCATGTCAGCAATATTACCAGCTATTGTATTTATAGACTGATAATAAGCCTCTCTAGCCTCTTTAGGCTGTGCATAAATAGAACCTGGATATTCCTCTGAAAGGCGATCAATATCATACCTGTAAAGAGCCCAGTTAGCAGAACGACTTTCTATCCATTCTTTAGGAGTCATTCCATTACCCCTACCCTTAGACAAGAATAAAGATAACTGATCATCATCTTTGTCCTGTTTGAATTTAATAGCCTGCCTGTCCTTAGCAGCCTGCTTGCCTGCCTTATAGGTAGCATCCTGATCTATATCAGGAAAAGCCTTTTGAGTCTCAGACCTAGCCAATTCCCTTAAACCACCACCTCTTTGTGGATAATAAGATCGTTTTAAAGCATCATAAATAGGAGTGGTTGATTCAGCTTCTTTCATTTCCTTCCGAAATTCAGCATAATCCTCTTCTGACAAAGAAGCTATGAACTCCTTACGTTCAGTTGGAGTCATAGTATCCCTGAATTCAGCAACATTCTGCTGCATGGCCCTAGGTTCAATGCCTCTTAACGACCTAAAAACATCTATAACATGATCTGACGCATTTAAAGACTCTCTACCAATAGTTCCAAATATGTTCTCATATAAATGCTCTAACCTCTGAGGACTAGTAACCAATTCTTCAAAAAACTCAGGTACTGGTAACCCATCAGGCAATACATCATCAATAGCACCAGCTAAGTTCCTAGCCGTTTTAGATGTATACTTGCTATACTGATCTTCTGGAGGTAACTCCTGTAAATCAGGATCAACTATATCTCTGTCGAAATAACGATCTCGACCACTAAGCTCTTCCCAAGCTACATTAACTGCCTCTGGTAAAGGAATTATATTTTCTATATCTAAAGGACTTGTACTTTTACCTAACTCCTTAAAAAACTTCGCTTTATCCATAGGTACATCTTCATCAGTAGCCTCATCAATATACGTAGCAGTCTGAAATAACATATTCCATTCACGTAACTTGTGAGGTGCAACAATATAATTAAGCTTCGGTCTTCCTGTAGCAGGGTCTATAATAACATCCCCATTCTCATCTTTATCAGGAGGCAACATAAATATCAAGGAATTATATCGGATATAAGAAGGTATGTCGTAATACAATGGGGTTCCATTAAACTCAAATTGCTTGTTCCATTGATTCTGTATCAACATGTATGTACTCAATGCAGCCCCCATACGTAACGCTGCAGCTTTAGGTCCTCCAGACACATCATCGAACACCCTACCAGTAACCCCAGTAGAACGCTTACCCAATGCACCTAAACTCAAGATTCTAGTAGCTTCATTTATATAATGATCCATCTGTTCAGTAGGGCTCCCCCATTCAAATACATCTTCTCCTCCTTTTCTCCCTGGCTTTCCCATTGCTCCCCTAACCCTTGGTTTGATTACTGGAAATAAATTAACCCCTAATGATCTAAACGGCATTTTTACAGCCTCCATAGATGCATTTAAAAACAAAAAGTATTCATTCCACTTTCGTATTTGCTCTCCACCCCTAGCAAAGTCCAGTGATGCTTCTATTCCATTAGACGCAGCCCTTTGAAACTCCACAGACTGTGCAAAGCCCTTAGAATTAGTATCTATTATCGATGTATCCACCCTTCTGCCATCAACGTCATATACCCTTCTCCAACCTTCTCTCATTTCTCTGTTAAAATCACCTAAGGAAAGTTCATTAAATAATCTGTCATATTCTTTCTTTCCTATTTGTTTAATCAATGACTTCTTAGCAACAGCCAATCTAGGTGCTTGTTCTATAGCAGAACCAAAAGCAGGGGCAACATTTCTTACCTTGTCCCATACGCTTTTGTTTAATATTCCAGCTATATCATTCAGCTTCATAGCATCCTCAATTAGCACTGCACCTGTTTGCTTCTTCGCAGCTAATTGTTCCTGTATCCGTTTTATCTGCCTGTTCTGGTAGAAATTTCCACCCAATCCAGCAGACTCCTGCATTGAAGTAGCCAACCTATCCTCAATATTGAACGCAGCTTTAGTAACACTTTTAATAATAGCTGCCCCTGATTTATGGATGCCTACGCCTGCTCTGAGTTGAATCGTAAGGGAGTCAATTATTCCATTCTTTACAGCAAACACAGGGTTTTGTGAAGTATACACAGACCTAAAGAATCCATTAGCAGCTTTAAGTATATGCTGGGCCTCCCATTCCGACCTTAACGCCATTCCACCAGGACCATTCAAACTATCCCATAATACTTTAGGGATAGCCTTTCCTTTCGCATCACCAAAAACGACAATCCTGCCATCTTTAGAATAGGAGAGATATCCAGACTTCATCTTTTCATCATATAAAGGCTTGGCAACCTCTTTACCTTTAGCCGTCTTATATATAGAACGAACTTGCTTCCCTGTAACTGGGTCTATCTTAAAAAATTGATCCGTCACTTCCTTTAGGTTTAACTCTTCAGGAATCCCAGAATTTATGAACTGTCTCATTATTTTGTTTTTACCTATATTCAATTGATTCTTTATCAACTCCTGCCCAAGCACCTCGTCTATTGGAGGTAACGCTTTTCTCTGAGAACTATGTTGTGACAAGTTATATATTTCCCTGTCCAATAGACTCAGATTACCCTTTCTTCCTGCATAATTCTTTATAGCTACATATTCCTCACTAAGCCTGTTATCTAATACCTTAGTAGGGCTATAAAACTTCCATTTCCTGAAGTTCTCATAATCAGCAGGACTGATTATACCCTCCCTCAATAACCCAACCCTTTCCTCAGCATACATCTTGGATGTCCTCAACATGCCCTTCCTCGCAGCATCTATCTGGGCCTGAGAATACAAATCGCCAGTAACATCATTAGTTTGTTGTAGCCACCAATTGTTATCGTCCCAATTTCGTAGCATATCAATATCAGCATCGAGCTGACTTTGCCCCTTTGCCTTGATCCCTATATGTTTGTAAGCATTATCATCCGTATGCTTTAAACCTGTTTTCTTATCAAAATATTGAGGTACGGAGAAATTCTTTGCTAAGTTTTCCCCTTCAGCCGTAGCGATTTTTTTTGCATTACCATAATGTCTCAACCAAACTTTAGCAAAAAGTCTTTTCTCTATATCTGATGTAGCAATACCAACCTGAAGCAACGGCTGTATCTCTGATACGTGAAAATTAATCCATCTATCCCCACCACGAGCAGAAGCAGACCCTGTCACCCTAGGAATCAAGTCTCCCAAAGAGACTATCTTCTTTGCTAAATACTGGCTTCCAAAAGCAGTCGCAGACCCAGGATGGCCTGCTCTGTTTCTTGCAGCTTCTGATAAATAATCCTGTAATATCCTAGTACCAAACTGTCCATCCCAAAACTTCATTATATTAGTAACGAATACATCAGCAGTATGAGCAGGGAACTTCTTTGTAACACTCTTGACTGCATTGTCTATCTTTTCAGCAGCAGTTTTACCGACCATCTTGTTAGCAGTGTTACGTATAGCCCCAGACCTAACAGCATTTCTAATCGCATCTATTCCTGTATTGAATGGAGTTTCCACATTATTACCAAATCCATCTCTAACGGACTTGTAAACTCTATACCCCATATCAGCTTCTCTAGGATTTTGTAACGAAATATATTCATCCTTGAACCAATTCTCTCCTTCTCTACCATATAGCCTAGCCTCACTAGCAGCAAAAGCCTCGTCAACATCCATCTCTGGGCTTTCGTTAAACACATCATTAGCTTCCCTCCTTATTGCTGAAGCATCTCTGGTATCTGGCAAAGAATTATACCTACCAGGGCCAACATCTGGAACTTCCATTCCTATTTGCCTTAAAACATCTCGTTCAAGTGCCCCTCCTACCTTCATGGCCACATCAGGGTCAGTAGGTATTTCTTCATAAACAGGAGTGTCCTTAAGTCTCTCAATATCAGCATCCACACGAACAACCTTGTCATAATCTTCAGAAGTCCAGGTTTGTTTAGCCTTTCTACCTGCCTCAATAGCCTTAGCTTTAGCAGCATTAGGCACAAGTTGCATATTACTTATATTTAAGTCATCGAAACCCCTGCCAAACTTTTTGATATGACCCCTTATAATATCAGCATTAGGGTCAGTAAATAATTCTTCATTTCTTCTTAATGCTTCTTCGAGTTCATCCCAATCTCCCTTAGACTTTCTGGCTTTAGGGTCCCATTGCCATTGACCTGGTTGATATTTGCCAGCAGAACCTTCTATGATTTCAGCAGCCCTAGCTTCTCTTCCTACTTTCCTAGCTCCTGCACGAAAGGCAGCAACTGCAGCAGGAGTAACACCTGTTTTTGCTCCAACAAAACCAAGACCCTTAGCAGTACCCTTAATAGGTAACTTCAGTGCCTTCTCAGCTCCCTTCTCCAAAACTTGGAAAGGATATAAACCAGCCTCTGCTCCCTTTAATCCTGCCTTAGCAACAGGAGCAGCTTTACCCAATTTTGAAATAGCAGTGCCAGTTCTAGCTGCAGCAGAAGAAGCCCTAATAGCAGCAGTTGGAGGAATGGCTAAAAACGGAGCTTCCTGCAATGCACCCCTAACATGCTTAGGTAATGCATACATTTCCTGCTCCATCATCCTTAATTCCCTGCCAGTTAACTGTCTGCCAAGTTCAGCTTCACGCCTTGCTTCTTCGTCTCTCAACCTTTGTGCTTTTATAGTATTCTGAGGAGCTAACCTAAAATTCTGTAATGAAGGGATGTTCTCCCTGGCTACACCACCAATACCCCTAGCAAGTAAAGAGAAAGGATTAGCCTGTGCAACTGCACTCCAAGAAATACCTCCATCTGGAGTTTTAAATGCCTCCCACCTTCTTTCAGGGTCTTTAGTTATACCCTGTATCGGAGAACCTGCTATAATCTGACTAACAAAAGGATTCACAGCTTTTTCAGAAACACCCTCAATCAAACCAAGCCCTTGTTTGATACCAGGCAAATTAACAAATCCCTCGAATGCTTGCCCTCCAGCTTGACCTAAAGTACCCCCAGCCTGCTGTAATGCTGGCATAAACCTATCCCAAACACTTGGGTCATTCATATTGTTATTTTGCATAGACATTAAAAGAATATGTACCTTGTACTAGGAGCAAACTTACTTGTTGACACTCCCTTTTGATACGGAGTTAACCTCGAATATCTTTCAGTAAATGGATCATCTTGTAAATATTCAGCAAAAGTGCCTATCTTACCAGGCTGTTCACCACGTGCTCTTCTACCATATTCTCTACCAACATTACCCAAATACCTATTATAAAAATTAGAATATTGCCCCATAGCCCAATCTTGTGCCCTGTCCATAGCAGGAGACTGTCCTGCAGAACCTGACGGAGTCCAACTACTAGCTTGACCAAAATAAGCCATCTGAGGATCAACGTCTAAAAGGTTAGTATAAAAGTTATCAAATGCATTATAATCTTCAGGCATCTTAGAATCCTCCTCCTGTAACCATAACGTCCTCTAAATCATCAGTGACCCTAGGATTCCACCCTCCACCAATATACCCACCAGTCATCTCATTAGCCATTGCTTGCCTATTTATGATGTCAGATGATGTCGGCCTCATTTTCCTAATAGCCGTCTGTTGAGCTGGAGTGTAAGTAGATTGTGTCGGATTAAAAGAATTAAAAGCATTTGGACTAGACTGATTGCCCAAACCACCTGAAACCCAATTAGCAAAGTTAGCAGCCCCTGCTTCTTGTCCATACTGAGCTTGCATCGTGTCATAGATGTTAGCCAAATTACGATAAGTTCTGCCTCCCATACCTGGAGCCATCCCCAACGAAGCCATAGTGGTTTCTAATAGATTCCCTTTAATTTGCTGTGGCCCCAAGTCTTGACCAAAAACAGCACCATACCTAAGTCCTGATTCACCACCAGGCATACCCCCCTGAGAAATCTGAGTCAAATAATCAGCTAATCCCCCATAAGCAGACCTAACGTCACCAATAGGAGCCCTCTGACCTGAACGCAAAAACCTAGCAAACGCCTCTCCTTCAGCTTGTTCGTCACCGAAAGCACCAAGCTCTATATCAGAAGTAGGCCTCGTAGCCGAAAGCAAAAATCTACCATAAGAAGGCTGAAAACCTGTATATAAAGCTCCAGTTCTTTGTGCTCTAGCTAATTCTGCTGCACTAGGCTGACCACCATACTGTGACAACCTATACTGTTGAAAAGCCTCACCTGGAGTTGCCATAGCCTGTCCTAACCCAATTCCAGACTGTATAGGAGTGGGTAAAGCACCTGCTGATCTCATCTGTATCATTTGCCTTTGTGTCTCAGCATCTACCCCAGGTTGTGTCCCCACCTCAGATTGCTGAGCTCCAGATTTTACAACCATGCCTCCTGATACATCTTTAGACCCATCCGTGTCACCTGTAGGTTTATCACCTGTAGGTTTATCACCTGGAGGTTTAACACCTGCATCTCTTTCTTTAAGCATATTATACATAAGTGTAGATGCTTCACTAGAGGTGTAACCATTAGCCTTTAACCATCCCTCTATATCAAGAGAATTTAGTTTTCCACCAGTATCGGACAGAACTGCATTTCTTAATCCAGTTAGGTCAGTAACTCCAGACAAAAGCCCAGTAGTAGTAACGATAGGCTTCTTAGCAGGCTCGCCTCCACCTAGAGTAGTTATATTCTTTAAATTCGTGTTTGCATCATCAAGTATTTTTTTAGCAGCATCAGCATCAGCTTTAGCTTTGGCTTTTTCTTCATCTGTTGTCGCATCACCTAGAGCTTTCTTAGCTGCATCATTATCCCTTTTTGCAATGTCAACATTTTCTTTAGCTCTGTTAACGTCTATCTTATCCTGAAATTCTGACCCTACCAAGTTGAACCCTTCGCCCATAGTAGCTAGAGCCCTTTTTCTTTCAGCTTCAGCTAAGTTTTGTTCTAAACTAGTAGGAGTTTTACCTAATTCAAATGACGATTTTTTTAAAGCAGCTTGTCTTTCAGCTTCTTCCAGAGCTAACCTCTGCTCAGTTGCCTCGTCAGAATAAGGGTCCCATCCTTCATCAGTCCAACCAAAAGCACCAGCACCTGGTGAAGCTGTGCCAGCAGCACCCATGCCTTCAAGCATACTATCTGGTAACTGATCACCAAAACCACGAAAAGCATCTGCACCAGCAGCCCTATTCCATCCTGATATCATGCCAGTAGCCTGGCTATAATCCATGCCACCTGTAACTCTATTTGGCCCAAACGGACTTCTTAACACCCTTATGGCTTCTTCTTCACCAACAAGACCTGCTGCCAAATCTGACTGTAATGAACTTAAAATAGATGCCAGCCTGTCAGTTTTAGTATAAAGTACACCATTAATGTATTCATCTGGCCTAGCCCATGCTTCTTTAGCTCTATTAATATAATCATCTGCTGTTCGCATACGAACTACGGCTGGATCAGCATCAGCTTGCCCTTCCCTCTGCTTAACAGTAAATCCTCCTCCTGTAAGCCCTTCCCCTCCTTTAAAACCAAACTCTATTCCTTTTGAACCTTTTTTTTGACCGAAATTGAATGGGAATGCCATTACTCACCTCCTGCTGGTGGTACTAATCCTAAACTTGCTAATCGACTTTCTGTATTTTGTGCTCCTGGTCTTGGCGTTCCTGGAGCAACACTACGAACAGGTGCTGTAGGCATTGGAGGTGGAACCCCTAATGCTGCATTAGGCATAACTGTTGGTGGTAACATTGGGCCTGCACCTCCTTGAGGTGGAGCACCTCCTTGAGGTGGAGCACCTCCTGGTGGTGGGGCTCCTTGCCCAACTCCTTGAGCTGCCATTACCATCTGCATCTCCTCCATTTGCTTAGTCATAAACAAACGCCTCAACTCTGCTTGATACAGTTCAGCTAAATCTTCTCTGCCTTGTCGATTAGCTGCTTGCAACAGCGACCATAAAGTAGCTTCAGGTAGAGTGCGTTCTGCTACCTGAGTATTTATAGCATCTTCCATTTGGTCTGCTGACTGTAATCCTAATATATTATCTCGTATGTAAACATCTGGTAATAATGGGGTCTGACCTTCTCTAGCAATCTGTGCCATAGACATCTTACCCATTTCATCCTGTGGAAGCTGACCAATAAAGCTAACTTCTACATCACCAGCATTGCGAATCATCTCAGGAGTAACTTGCTCACTAAAATACATTCTGTTTTTATCTTGACCACTAACCTCAAATGACTTAAATGCACCAGTTATATACTGATCACAAATAACCTGAAATATAGACCTGTAAGCCTTTTCCATAGCTTGTAATCTAGGAACTAATACAGTCTCCACACCTTGTCTCAATGTATTTATGGCAAATCCTGATAATTGAAATTCTAACTGGCCATAAATAGAATGAGGCAAACCACCTCTTTGCATCTCACCAGATACAAGCCCCATAAACATACCAGATTCCTTAGCCATTTCTAGTAAACCCAAAGGTTCTACATCTTCCCCTTGAGCCAATGATATTTCGGAACCTTCTACATAAGGGTCTTCCTCTAGCGATTTATTACCATCTCTGGACTTTATCTTTAACCCTTGCTTTCTAGACCTTGCAGTCATCTCAAGCAACGAACTCATCATAAAATTATGTTTGTCAAATAGTTCCCTGGAAGACTTATAACATGATTCTCCATAATCCTCTATTGTATCTAAGTTACCTGTATCAGTAATAGCCTGTACTAACGGAGTAGCACCAACAGGGCCTAAAACAACAGGAACTCTCTTAGAGCCGTGTTTTGTCCTCTTTTTTAAAACAGTAGTATCTGTGCATACAATATTGTCATCTGAATCATAAAAATCATAAACATCTATGCCATCGTCATCATCTGGGCCTTTGCCCTCACCCTGAACCTCTACACCCCAAATAGCCTTAATTTCAGTAGGAGTCTTCTTTGTTTTATAACAAGCCCATGCTAAGCCCTTCTTACCTTCACCCCAATATGTGTGAAGTGGGTCCCATGGTTGAATCTCTACGTGAGTTTCACCCTCATCGTCTTTAACTAGCAAAGCCCTTGCTGCATACCAACCCCTTAAAGTGATAAACCAACCTAATTGATGCCTAACTGTAGGTTGCATCCTGTCAATAAGTCTGTCATCAGCAGCTTTAATCAATCCAATTAAAAACTTCTCTTTAGCATCATTGTTTTCCCTGTCCTCCCTTTTAGTGTTCCCATAAGGAATCCTGACTACCATTTCAGCAGAAGATAACCACGAAATTAACTTGTCTGCATATACTTGGGGTTCATTTGATGTATAAGACTGATAACCATCACCTGCATCATACGCTTCCAATCTATAAAGCTTATGATCATCATCCATTCGAGTACGAAGTGGCTCTGTTAAATCATAGTGATTGTCTACTAAGGCAATAATTTCTTCTGGTTTATAATTAGCCATTTACCACCTTCTCACTTTTATAGTGCTGTTTTCACTGATATAGCCGTAACCATATCTATTAATCAAACCATAAATCACTGCCTTAATGCCATGATTATACCTGTCTTCAGGAGTTTCACCAACTATTGTACCATCTCTATCCATTTTCCATCTATATGCTCTTGTCTGTTCATCAAATGGATTTGGTCTTACCCCAAATTCCGACAATATCCCCTTACACTTAGGATTAAATACAATTCTTGGCTCCCTTTTATCAACTGGGTCTGTCTTTAAAAATGACTTCAATCTCTCAGTTCCCTCGTTAATCCTTATCTTCTGAGAATCAAAATATATACCAGTTGTATCCATCCAAACCTCTGCTGGAGCTGCCATCGCTTGATGCTGAAACCCAGCTACGTCAATAACCCCAAACCTAACATCCTTCCACCATGGCTTAGACTGTGCTATCTGAATAATATCATCAGTAATCAAATCTCTTTCATATATTTCATCTATAACTCGTACCTGGTCATTAACTATCTGAACAATTTCACAAGCATAAGCCTCTGAATAACCTGGATCAATCCAAATATGAACTGGAACATCAGGCTCATACTCTACATTCTGTATATGAATGTCAGCCCTGATCTCATTGAATACTAACCCCCTCGGTGGAGAAGGTATACCCTCAATTCTCTCCATGAAAAAGTCATCAGATGAGGCCCTCTCTAAAGCCAAAATCTCTGGGTCTTCTCGACCCCCAGGATATAAATACTTATTTGAATAACTTGGCAATGAAAACGACTGCTCATCATCAACGGAAGAATGCTTCCATGCTTGATACATCTGTGGATACCATCCTAATGAGCCCTCAAATGTACCCCCCAAAAACATCCACCCTCGTTTAGGTGCACATCTACCTCTTAATCGGTGGAATGTCTCCAGGTCTAACTGTGATGCCTCGCAACCTATAATCCCATTCGGAGCCCTCATAGCTAATGTTCTGGGGTCTTTAGCTGATTTAGTCTCTATCCTAGTTCCATCTGCAAGAATAATCCTGCCTGGATCAACCCTTTTTGAGGATTCTTGCAACAACCCAAGAGTACCAAAGTCCTCTACTAAATATTCAAATTCTGCTCTTGTTCGTTCATAATCAGCAGCAACTAACCAATATAAACCAGGAGGATCATCCTCAAATACCCTGGCTAACAAATACTTGGAAGCAACCATAGATTTACCTGCCTGTTCACCCCCAGCAACTAACGTAAAACGCTTCCTCGAACTCAATATGGACAACTGTAAGTCTGTAGGGTCGAAAGAAACCCTGTTATATAACTCCTTAGCTCCTTGTAAAAGGCCAGAATCAGTGGAAGTTAATACCATTATCCTTCCTTTTCTGTTTTCTGGTCAATAACCTTAGCATTAGCACCAAGCCTCTTGAAACTCTCCCTAATCTCTAACATAACCTCTTTGGCATTATCACTTGAATCATTAACCTGTGGCCTGTACTTCTCAGGCCAGTGAGCATTAAGCAATGCTATCAATAATGTAGGATTATCAGAAACTTTCTGCTGCTTAACCCTGTCAACAGCTAAATCCTGTAACGATTCCCTGAAATTATACTTGGCTAACTCAAATTTATCCCTGAAACCATGAACATCTGACCTGTTCCAAGCCTGAACTGTAACCCTGTTCAATCCAATAGCCTCACAAGCACCCCTTATACTGCCAATCTTGTCATAAGCCGTGAGAAATAACTCCTGACGTTTCATAACATCCACTGGACTTATACCCTTTATACCTGTGTTAGATGCAGTCATTTCTTCTTCCCCTTATGATTCTTGTTGTTATCTCTACTTCTGTTCTTTTTATGAGAAATAACCCTAGTTCCACCTTTGTAATGATCTACCTCTGGCTTTCGCCTGGGATTCCCAGCATTGCCAGCAGTCTTCGTAACGCTACCTGCCTTAATAGCCTTGCGTCTAGCCGAATTCCTAGCAACCCTTTTCTTCATCTGACTAGGTGTCTGATTCTTCTTGCGTTGCCTAACTGTTTCCTTCGAAGCGTTAGCCTTGTACTGACCCTTCTTAGGCATTAATACTTCTTCTTTTTCATTTTTCTGCCAGTTTTCTTAGCAGCTTTCTTAGCTCTAGCCATACCAGATTTAGTATAGGGAAACTTCTTCTTTCCTACTTTAGGCATGTATCACCTCCATGAAATAGGTTCTTTGTCCTTTACATTAAAATACCACACATGTTTCTTTTCGCAAACACTTCTTAGTAAATTAAGCCTTCTGGTTTTCTTCGATTTGTAAGTTTTCTTGTCTCTATCACAAAATGGACACCTGCTAGAAATAACAATCCTTTCAAATCCAGAATTGAAAACTGTGAAGTCCGTATATACCTCTATATCAGGATACCCATACTTAGGCCTGTCTTTCTTTTTCTCAGAAATCAAAGCCTCATCATAAGGCACTATCTGTCTGTCAAAATACTCTCTAGGCCTCTTGCTTTTATCTTCTTCATATATATATTCAGCCCACCCACAATGTATGCAGCAAATCTCTGTATACCCTGAAAATCCAAAAATACTCCCAGAATTACTAATTTGCCCAGAACACCTAGGACAAACCTCTATCTTCGCTAACATACCAATATGCTAACATAGAATTGCAAGGGTCGTAAACCAGAGAAGTGAACTGCCTCACTATTGCGTCCGTCTGATAATGTATCTCTGTACTAAACCAGGTCACCCTTGCCTTGACATATTTGCTACAATGTAAAGAACACCATCAAAGACACTAATCAAACGAAAACTGATGCACAATTTTACTTTGGTGGTGTGCTTTTTTGTGATATAATTTAATCCTATTGTTGTTACTCCAACAAATAGACATCAGGGAGTCGTTGGTTACATCTGATCCAACCTATGAAATGACCGATGACTCCCTAAACCCCAACTAAAATACGTTCATATCTACTATTATTGTCAATAACGTCATATAACGTATAAAATAGTAAGGGGCTGGTAATCACATGACTTCTCCACTTCGTTTATTACTCCAGCCCTCCCAAATTACCAACGAAAAATCACCCCCTATACGCACGCACGTACACGCGTACACACGCACGCACGTAGTAACACTAGTTACTATAGTAACTAGTAACTAGTAACTATATAACGGATAAGTAACTAAAGAGGAGTTATAGTAACAGTAACAGTAACAGTAGTAACTAGTTACAGGGGTTTGGGTAAAAGGGGCTTTTTACAAAAACTAAATTGGCAGGGGTAGATACCACTACTACTACGAGATGCCAAGGGCTACCCCCTTGCCCTAGTATCAAAGGACTGCGTCCAATGCTACTAATGCAAGCTGTTGCCATTGTCACTCTCCGTAGCCAGGTTATTGGGTTGCTGTTGGTGTCGGCGTTGTGTCTGCTGTGTTGGGTTTTGGGTTGTTGGGTTGCTTGTGCCTTCGTCATTGTACCAATACCAAAGACAACGCAACCTTTTGTTTTTAATTGTTGCTGTTTCAATTGCTGCCATTGTTGCAATGTGCCTACGTGTTAGCTACTTGTAGCCTTTGAAACTTTGCAATGGGTTTTTATGTTGCGTGTTATGGACTGGTGCATATACAACAGCACCAAAAACCCTCTAGCTACCATTGGTTATCATTAGCTATTGTATATTACTGTTACTTTTTTGTTTACTGTTTTACTGTTTTTTATGTTTTTTTATGGGCATTTTCGCTATATTTTTATAGTTTTTCCGTTATTTGCTAACATTGCAATAATTGATTTAAATGTAGCTATGTTATTTATATACTATTGCTATTCTACAGTAACATTATATGATATAATTTATTCATAGGTTAAATTATTGGAGTAACAAAATGGCTAAAAGCAATTCACGAATGGCAGATATCGAAAATTATATTTACATAACGGACAAATGCAATTCAACTTGTGTGGAGTGTGGCGAACAACAAGTAAACAAAAAAGAGTGTGTTTTATACATATATAGCAAAGATCGACCACGAACCTTCAATATTAAATGTCTTGACTGTAGCAAATACACAATTATTGATACAGCACGAGAAAACAGTTATTTTGCATATTTACGATCCTAACTAAATAAATTCGGTATCATAAAACCTTAGAACCTGGAGTAACACAATGACATTATTAAAATCTGTCACAAATAGAAACCAAGCAAAACAAATTCATCAAGGATTAACTGCTACGTCTAAAATGCCATGTAAAAGCTACAATACACCAGCGATCATGTGCAATACAGGTAGTAAATTAGTTAACATTAAAGGCTCAACTTGTAGTGGATGTTATGCCTTAAAAGGTAATTACCTAAAATATGCAAAAACTATAATACCTGCTGGAATGCGTAGGTATGAGGCTATAAAAAATAATCCTCAATGGGTTGAGGCTATGGCATTTGATATAAATTATGAGTATGAAAAATTCGGAATTGCTATATTTAGATGGCACGATAGTGGCGATTTAATAGACGTAGAACATCTACAAAAAATATCAAAAGTAGCAGAGTTAACACCTAACGTTAAACACTGGCTACCTACTAGAGAATATAAGATAGTCAATGATTATATGAAAGTTAACACCAAACCAAAAAATCTAGTTATTCGATTATCTGCTCATATGGTAGATGTTGCACCAACTAAGAATAAATATAATTTGCCAACAAGTACAGTATCAACAAAACCATCAAACGAAATTAATTATAAAACTTTCAAATGTCCAGCACCTAAACAAGAAAATCAATGTTTAGATTGTAGAGCATGTTGGAATCCAGAAGTTAAAAACGTAGCATATGCAAAACATTAAATTCGGTATCATCAAACCTTAATATCCAGGAGTAAATAACAATGCCTAACAATCTTATAACAATGGATGATCTTTACGGAGTATATAAGAAATGGAAAGAATCACGTGAGGGCGATTGGTGGGAAATGGATATGTTTAAAGGAAGAATGCTAGACATAAACTTTTGGCATGATGATGATGACATTGATGATGCATGGAATGTGACCATATATAAATGCTTATTCAATTCTAAAGAAGGATATTGGAATACTAACGTCACAGATGAATACATGAACCTTACAGATCAATTTAAAAACTATCTAAAAGGAAGAGAGGATAAACAATTATAAAAATACGAGAATTGGCTTAGATTGGAATATTAATATTTTAAATACGGAGTAACACAATGAGCAGATTATTAAAGGTATCTGATTTAACAATCGATGCTATAAGACAAGAGAACAAAGAACAAGGATCATATTTCTTCGACCAGGAAACTATGAAACATTTTGGATCAGGATTCAATTGTAACTACGTTTACGAAGAAATAATAGAAGAACGCAGTCATTACTTCTTTTTTACTACAGATAAGGTTATATCTGAAAAATTACGAGGTATGCTAGGTGGCTATCATTTTGACGTATACCCTCACCTACTATTTGATAAGCTTTGTACCATTCGTGTGCTTACTTACGACTCAAAAGGTAGACAAGAAATAAAACAATTAACTGATAAGAAATTTAAGGATTTAGATTCTGCATTTGAATACTTGGAGAATTATATCAAGGACATTAGAGAACGTGAATACATCTACAAGGCTGAAATTGACGCATACAAGGAGTTAATATGATTAAACGTATAAGGATAACAGCAAAAGGTTTTGATGATCTTAAAAAGAAACTAACTAAAATATATAAGGAGCATAACAATGCCTGAATTTAATATAAAAGAATTTAAAGATGGTGTTAGTGATGGTCTGTTAAATGGAACTAGAGACGATTCCAAAAGAACACCTGGATATAAAGAAGGATACGATTTTGGAATAACATTATATTGTCAACAAGAAGAAATGGAAGAGCATAGGAGAATAAACGAGTTTGAATCCATTAGTATTACTCAAGTAAGTGCAGATGTAGAAGATGTAATAGATAGTTTTACAGAAGTGCTAGATAAGTTTGGTATAGATGTGTCGCATGATGAGGATAAAGCAAAAGAGCTTGAAGTAGATACATTTTTGACACTAGAACATAAGGAGAATAAAAATGAGTTGGAATGAAGTAGACTGTGCCTGTTGCTACAAAGCTATTGAAGGACAGGCAGAAGGAATTATAGGTGCAGATATTGATGATGGTTGGATCAATGTAAATGACGTAGCAGAAACATGGTTTCATACAGATTGCATGAAAAAAATATTCAACGTATACGAGAAACATAAGGGGGAGTAACAATGCTGCTTAACACTTATACAATAGAAGAACCTATGTGGAATTGTAAGGAACTAGGAGGCCAAAGAGCAGTTTCCATAGCAGATTACAGGTTTGCCCACTACGGCTACGTTAACTTGAAGATAGGATACAAGAACAAAAAAGGTAAATACTTGTACCCTGATACTTATCGTATCACTAAAGAGAAGGCATTGCAGTATCCTGTAATAACCAAAGGTAAAATAGGTAGAGCATACTACATTCCGATAAAAGATTTACTTGAATGGGTAGTAGAAAAAAGGCAGACCGAAGGACAGATGTCTCTGTTTTAGTTTCTAACTCCTGTGTTAACATTTTAGGTTTAAAGAGAGGTGTACTATGGTAGATTCAGAATTACAGCTTACTGATGTAGAGAAACAGGTTGTCAGGTTTTTAGTTAAGTCGTTAGCTTACCTTGTAAATCATAAGGACATGAACGACACGAAATTACATGCTATGATAGATGTTTTCATAAATCAGATGCAACATAACTTTAAAGTACAAAGACATATCACAGTAACGGAAAGAGCAGACTTAAACAATAAAATTCAGTCAGTTATAGACAGATTAAGGGAGTAATAACATGAAAGATAAAAACAATTCGAACGACAGCATTGACGAGTTATTTAAAAGGCTTATAGGTGTACCTATCGAAGATCGATTAGAGATACGAAGTTTCATGAAGACCGATAGGGGATTGGTGGTTATAGCTAGAGCCTTAACTTTGGCTCTAAAGCTGCTAGAATCAGATTACTTTGACCAGGAAAGCCCATTGGTTATAAAAGATACAACTTCAATGAAGGTAATGTTAAGAGTAGTAACATCCTTTTTAGTACCTGAAGATGCATCTGAAGTTGACGAAACAGTTGCTGATACTCTGCAAAAAGCTTTCCCTTATATTGATACATTTGATTGGGATATTTAGATGTTGCATTTATGTTTCTGTTATGTTACAGTACACTAGTCTAGCTTGTAATACTAGACGTTAAAACCTTTAAAGAAGTGGAGTTCTTTATGGCAATTAGCATTCCCTGTGGCAAATGTGGTCACGACAATAAACTTTATGGAGTTCAAGAGACTTCAGATCGTTTAAATAGACATCGTATTACAGTTACCAGGTATAAATTAAGTGGGAAAATGAAACCTACGTTTATACAAAGAGGTAATTATTATACAGAATCCGACATTGATAAGATGAATTATCAATTAAACAACAAATCAACCAAAGGAGTATCTAATGGTTAATCAGTACGAAAGAGTACAAGAAACTACTAATTTTTATGTGGAAAGTGTTAAATCTGTAGCTGGTAGAGATGGAGAACAATGGGAAATAGAAGGAAAATTCCCCTGGACTCCAAATTGGGCAGTAAGAGTTTGGACTGATAAGGCTTCAGCTCCGTCATGGTTAAATCCTTCTTTCATTGATGAAAATGGACAACCACAGGTAAAAGAAACTCCATATGCACCTCCTTACGAGGCTAAAATAGTTGCATCTAGGGGTAAATTATCAAGGGCAGGAGACAGAGGCTGTAAGAAATGTTTTAGTGGGCAAGGACATCCATCAGGAACAGAACACGATGGTTCACAAAATTACCATTACAAGTGGTACATAAATGAATGGATGGATGAAACAGAACCTCAAAGAAATCAGATGTCTAAAGGTTCGCAGCCCCATACATTTTCTGCACCTAACATAATACAACAAGCCCCACAGGTACAACAGCCTCAACAGGCTCAGCAGCCTCAACAGGCACAACAGCAACAAGGTACACAAACCTCTAAAGACAATGATTCTTTAAGGCTTAGAATATGTGCCTTTAATTCTATCGAGAAAAAAGATGAGAAGGGTTTGGATACTATAAAGTATTTAACAGACCAATATGAACGTATTCTTTCAGGTAAAAACCCTGAAACAACATCTTCTTCCGATAACTTATGGGATTCAGGTAACGATCCAAGCAAGGATGATGATCAAGTACAAGATTTAATAGATCAAGGATAGTCAAAACATAAGGAGTAACAATGTTAGACAAAAAGCTAGACCGAAGAGACAAGCTTAGGGAAACTCTTGGCAATTGGAATGATGGCATTAGTGTTTACCTAGATGATTCTGAAAAAGAATACATCGTTAAAGGCGATAGTAGGCTCACAGAGGACGATAAATTAATCAGGGTGACTGATGTATTAGGCATCATTGATAAATTTGCTCTCAGAACATGGGCTATGAACATGGCACTTAACTATGTCAGGGATAATCTGTTTGAGACTATCCGTAAAAAAGAGCAGTCACCAACGGATGCCCTGGAGTTAGTTTTAAATGATGCTGCTCTTGCCCATGAGCAAAAGAGGGATACTGCTGCTACATTTGGGTCACAGGCACATGATCTTTTACAGCAGTTAGCCGTAGACCCCAACACCTATGTGGATTCAAAGTTTCAAAGTGTTGTAGATAGCTGGAGACAGTACATGTCTGATTCTAAGTTAGATATTATTGGTACTGAGATATCTTTTTATCACCATGAACTAGGGATATCTTTTGCTGGTACTGCTGATTTAGTAGCCCTTGATCCTGATGGAAATCTAGTTATAGCTGATTACAAAACTGGCTCTAGATTATATCCTGAAGTTTGCTTACAACTTGCAGCTTATGTAATGGGTCTTGATTTCTGTATCGGAGATGAAATAAAGAAGTTTGACCCTAATTACTTCAAGTATGTAAGGGCATTGGCTATAAGGCTACCTAAAACCGAAGATGACTCCATCGAGGTTAAAGAGGTACGTAACATTCCTTATCACAAAGAGGAATTTATCCATGCTTACAAACTAAAGGCATGGCAATCTCATAGAGGTAAGTGGGCTAGGTAACATGGTAAAAACAACAGAAAGGTTAAGTAGATGACAAAGATTGACAAAAAAGTATTAACAGACAACACCCCTTTAATGGATGAGTATCCTGAAATGGATTATATAGATGTTAATGAATTAATAACAGACCCAAGATATCAAAGGAACTTAAGTCCAGGACATGCTAAAACAATAGCAGATTCATTTGATCCATCAGTCTTTCAGCCACTCTCAGTTAACAGAAGATCATGGGAAAATGACAGACTGGTAGTCATTGATGGACAGCACAGAGTTCACGCAGTTAGAAAGGTGGCAAATGAAAGATTCCACAGAGTACCAATACAGATATTGAATCTATCTAGTCTTGAGGAAGAAACAGATGCGTTTTTGAAAGTTAACACTGTTAAACGAAACTTGAATGCTTTTGACAAACTTGAGCCACATCTAATAAAAAACATACCTTATGCAGTTTTTATATGGGAATTGATACAGGAAACACCTGAGTTGCGATTACCTTTCAGAGGCGAAACTTTTGGTGCTAACCAGGGGAAGGTAATAAACAATGTGATAACTTGTGTCAACGCACTACGGCTTATATATGAAAAAAAGATAATAGAACCGAATCTCAAAAATGGGGAGGTACTTAGGAAGACATTGTTGAGTATGTTTCCTGTCTGGAAAGACTGTAAGTATAACACTTCGGCATTTACTGTAAATGGAATCGCTAATTTCATTGCTTCTTATGACGGAACACGATTCTATTCACAAGAGAGGATGCAGGAAACTATGGAAACTTATTCTCCATTAGAAATAAAAAAGAAGGCCGATGAATTTTATCCTAGGAAAGGTGGAGGTAAAACTGGTGGAGACGGCGAGTCTTTCTCAATAGCTTTCATAGATTGCTATAACGCTACAACGAAGAATAGCAAAAATAAGATAACAAATAACAATGACGAAATGGTCAGATGGATTGATATGAATGTTAATACTGTTAGAAAAATGAAAACAGACTACTTGGTATAGTTATGGGCATTTATGTGAATTTTACACCGAGTAATCCTTGCTACAAATGTGAGTCTCACTCAGGGATAAAAGATAACAAAGAAAAAGGGAGGTGTCATGGGGTTTGGTTCCCTAATGACCCTCCTGAAAAATACAACATGGTTTGCACTAACAAAAGAATATCACAACTTGACAAAGACGATAAACCTTTAAAATATAATAAGAAATTTGATGGTTGGTGGCATAGAATACAAGATTGTAAGTGTGGTTTTCATGAAAGAGAGATGTATGGTGCTCCCCTGGCTATACAAACCCATAGGGTAGATACTAAGTCCGATAATGATAAACGTGTGAAGACTATATGGAACTCTTCAGTAGAACTAATGAATAACAATGCTGCTTTGTATCTTATGAGCAGAGGCATCCGTATAAAACCTGATGCATTAAGGTTCCATAAATCATTGTATTACTCGGAAACAAAAAAAGAGGAAGAATGCCTGGTTGCTAAAGTCACAGATGTTAATGGTGACATAAAGGGGTTGCAAAGAATATACCTTAGTGGCTCTAGAAAGCACACAGAGGGCATTGCAAAGATGAGCCTAGGTTCAATACTAGGTAATGCAGTTAAATTCGGCTCTGTGGGTAACATTGTAGGAATAGCAGAAGGTATAGAAGATGCATTGTCTTTGCATCAAGTGTTAAAGATACCAGTATGGGCTGCATTGGGCAGCCATTTTATGAGGCAACTTGAGTTTCCTGATTCTGTGAGCAAATTGATAATATTTGGTGATGGAGATGATGCTGGGGATAAGGCTGTGAAAGATTGTTTGCAATCGTATAGGGGTCGGTATCATACTTCTTACTATAAAGCACCCAACGGCAAGGATTTCAATGATTTGTTAATGGAGGATTCGTCAGGTAATAGTATAATGAATATATGTACAGATATAAAACTCCTGTAATCTAACCCCAAAGCACAAGTTTGTGGTACTCCTGGACATGAGTTAAAACTGTCCAATAAGGTTTAATATGGATTTACTTAACAACTTATTTGTAGAACATCAAAAGATTATAGGTAGCCGTAGTACACCAGAACACAATCCTACCCAGATAAAAAAGAAATTACAAAATGCAAACTGGAGGGTTACTGGTTTCAAGGTAATAGACACCGATGTCAAGAAATGGGTTGCCGAAGGTAAGCTAGGTGGATTCAGGGATGAGAGCAAAGATGAATACATTACGAGAATGATTCATTCTTATAAACGATATCCTATTCGTGTTCCAGGCGTAAAAGAAGGCAATGGGTACGAGTGTGACTTCACTGTAATTATGAGGAAAGCAATGCAGGAATTAACAGAATTTTTACGAGATACTCAACGTATATTATGCCAACTAAATGGCCAGTACTTTCATGATGCAAAGGGTAATCCCATAGAGGCATCCCCTACCGAACAGGATGAGTTCGCAGACCTGCTTGGTAAGTGGAGTGACGTTGAGAAGGAAATAAGGCTAAGGGGCTTTAAGAGGTGTATATATAGCAAGGGTAGTGCAGAAGGGGAGTGCCCTGAAATGGGAGAATATTACAATGTTGTGAGGTGTAGTTCATGCGAACCTATGAAATAGTCGTTACTGAGAAATACTACAGTACTAAGAAAAACTCTCTCAAGTTATATAAAGAGACAGACAGCATGTTCCTGAAAGAACAAAGCATGACAAAACAAAGTGGCATTGATTACAGGTTAGCCCCAAATAGACTAAGAACTCTATACCATATGAAAATCAATGCAATAAAACAAGAACAAGGGGAATTAATGAGAGAACTAATTGGTAAGAAGGGTAAACCTGCTGCATTTCTTAAACCTCCTGTGTCTTTAACTATTAGCTTCTTTAGTAAGAACAAAAGAATACAAGACCTTGATGGTTTACTTGGGTCACAGAAGGGATACATAGATGGAACTGTTGGCCTGGTAATAGAAGATGACTCAGCAGAAATAATGCCTTGTATTAAACTGTACTATAAATCATCCGTAAAAGAACCAAAGGTTATATTTGAATTTGAGGAGATGCAAAGTGAATAAACCAAAACTACATTCACAGATACTAGATGACGTTATATATAAACTAGAGTTACTAATGCCGACACCTACTGCACAAGGCGTACAAGAAATAATAAACTTTATCAGGCAATCAAAAGCCCTTAATAAATATATAACTACTGGAGAACTTCAAATAGATTTGGTCAGAGATTTCAGAAAACTATTAGAAGAATTGGAGTAATCATGAAACGCACAATGAAGGCAGTCATAGGGTTAGCAGGACTAGTGCTACTAGTACTCTCGATCTCTAGGATCAGAAGCTACTACGATCTTAAATCATTAATAAAAGAAATACCCTGGGAGAAATAAATGAAATTAAATGGTACGGAAATTAGATTTGGTTCAATTACATTCCAACAAGCACTTGATAGAAACATCTCTAAAGAGCTAGTTGTGTATTGTCATAATGAAATTTGGAATTGTGTTACTAGGAGTGGTGCTAGTAAAAGGACTATGAAGCGAGAGGTGAAGAAGTATCTAAAGGATTACTTGGATTATGATTTTACTACTCCTAATTCTGATGGAAAGAAAACTGACGATACATTTATTGATTATTGGTTTAAGGCTATAGCTAAACAACAGGCTCATAGACCTTCACCTGCAAGGGGTAATGAATTCAAACAGCAATACCTAGAAGGTAAAGGCATAGGGTCGCTATCAGGTTTTATCGAAAGAGTAGTAGAAATACATGAGTACAACTTGCTAAGTAGATTAGAATCTAGCATAGAAGGCGATCATCAAGAAAAACCTACATTGGAGTTAGCTTACAGAGAATTAATAATAGAAATCTTACAGGAGAATAGTCCGTGGATAGCAACATAATAAAAGAAATACCCTGGGAGAAATAATAATGAGTGAAATAACATTAGATCAAATTGAAAACTGGAAACGAGACTCAGATATACTTGACGAGGTTAAAAAAGCAGTGGAGACTGATCTTAATAAACCATGGTATACAGAAGAATTTATTAAACTCATAGGAGGTGATAAGAAGCTTCGGACATGGCACTTGGAATCAATAATTGAATTCATAGACACTGGGAGAAATAACTAAATGAATATCATGCGATGGCGATGGACAGCTTTGATTGTATATCTAGTAATCTGCATATATGACTTTATGTTCGTGCCTATCTATTATGGGATTGCAAGGATGGGATTGGACTTAGCTGATTATATGAGTCACCTACAAGCAATTGAAGACCCTTTAGTACAAATGGAATATTTAAAGAAACTTGTATCACAACATGAACCCTTCACATTAAAGGGAGGTGGAATATTTCATCTATCTTTTGGTGCTTTATTAACAGGAAGCGTGTTTGGGAAAAAGGATTAATTACGGAGGACTAATAGATTCCTCTACGTTGTCTATGTTATTGAATGTCTTGTAGATCACTGTATTAGCTATGATGAAGTCTTTAGCTGCGAACCCATCTCCGTTACCTACCTCGTTCAAAGTAATGTCAATAGTTCCTGCCTTGATTCTCTTTAGAACACAAGGACCACCTTTAGTATAAAGATTACTTAACCTAAGAACATCCACCTTTCCGTTTACATTAGTCGTAGGGGCTGTTATTTTAATCTGGTCATAGTAACCCCC